AGGTTGCGTATGGCTGCCTATTATTTGAGCAGTAGGTGCAACTTCTAGGGTTGCACCTGATGCTGTCTTTTGTTTATGCTTTGCTATCTCTTTCTTCATCTTGGCGACTGTGATGGTATCTCTATTGTTAGGCATTTGATATTCCTTTAGTGGTGGGTTCATGGGTTTGACGACACCTTTGATCATGTCGTTGATTCGCTTCAACCCTTCGATGTCGATGGTATTGTCTAGCTCTTTCTGTTGTTGTCTTTTCATCTCTGGTGGCCTGGTGTCTTCAATGGAGCTGGTTACTGCGATGGCTGTCTCTGCGTCAATAGTTGGGTCGAAGATAACTCGCACTGTGTCAGGCTTTACGCCTTTGAATGCCTTGGATACTGTCTCGATGTAGCCTAAGGCTCTCAACTTGACCAGCTGCTTACTGATGGCTTGGCGACTGGTTCCTGTGTCCTTGGCTAGCCTGGCTTGGCTAACCCAGGTGATTCCAGCTCTGTTGACGTAACTGCAGACCAGTGCCAATGTCCTGAACATGCCATCGGTGATGCGCTTGTCTGTGATGGCTCTGATGGGCATGACAGTCATCCTGCGCTGGTCTGGCAGTGCTTCCTTCTCCTTTACCTTGGGCTTTTTGGGTAACTTGAAGTCCACCACGTTGGACGGTAGTGCATTCATGAGTTCTTATCGCGCAACTTAGCTTCAATGGCTTTTGCGTATTTCAGTGTGTCGAAATAACAGTTAGTTACATACTGCTCTGCCATTGCTTCATATACCTCATCAGTCAACCCAACCCATTCACGCTGTGGTGCAGCATAAAGTGGCACTCGACCTTCACCACCAGTTTTATAAATCGTTCCGCAATTAGCTGTATCAAAATGCTGTCGAACCTCGTCAATCTTTACCCAACCAAAAGGCTCCGGTTCAGGCTGCGCTAGTTTGGCGCGTAATGCTTCCATTACATGATCTATTTCTGTTGGGAGCGGTATTCCTGTTGGCGGTAAACTGCATTGGTTTATATCGTCCAGCATATCTAACGCTTGCTGTAATAATTCGCGGTCAGTCATGCTTCCCCCTTGCGCGTATAGCTGCGGCTTTCGCTCGGTAGTAATTAACAACACTGCTCGGCTCACGTTCTGACTCTGCCTCGTCTGCCATTTCGTCGAACAACTTCGCACAAGATTCATATTCTGCTGCTGCGCCTGCTTGCCAGCCAGCCCATGCCCAATATGCCGGTGTATCTTGACGATAAGGGTTTTCGCTTTCTGGCTTGTCGGAATCCCACCATTCGTTAAATGCGGTATTCATCCCTGCCCCCTTTCGCGCACATAAACAGCTGCGTGATGCCAATAATTATTCAAATGCTTTACTGCTTCATGCCGCTTCATAAATTCTGTTGCAATAGCCTCACGCTCTGTTGCTACAATGCTGCGCTCGTACTCAGTCCAATGGTCTTGAGTCCAGGTACGGTTGCGCTCTGCTGCTGCGACTAACTCCCCAAATTTCCACAATGGATCATAGCCACTAGAATCATTTGCATAATCCCAGCCAGCTTCCCGCGCCAATTCAATCAATTTTTCTCTAGTCATCTCTAACCTCACATAAACGACTTGATGCGCTTGATTTCCCAATTGGTCATGTCATGCACCAGCAAGATAAAGTCTGGTGTTATAGGCAACTTACCTGCTCTGATCTTGGATATTGTCGGTGGTCGGCTGCCTAGAAACTTAACCAGGGCAGCATCGTTTTTAAGATCAAACCCAACTTTAATTGCATCTAGTAATTTATGATTATTCATTTTTTGTATCTCCTTATCATCTCGGCTCGCAGCTGTAATCTAGCCTCTGTGCCTCGCTTCTCTTCCACCATATTCAGGTAGTCACGCTTGGTTACTCGTGGCTTCCTGGCCTTATCTGGCAGCAGCAATGCGTATCTAATCTCACATTCACGCTGCCAAGATCCACTGTGAGTGCAAAGCTCTTTCCCATCGACAACAACAACTCTAGGCTCCCAATGCACTCGGTTGCACTGCTCACAAAACCGATTAGCCAAGGTATCTCCGGTGGTATCGCTTGGTCGCCTTAACTGCAGCCACCACGCCAAGACCAGCCATGCGCCACATTCTGAATGACCTCCAGGCACGCATCATTTGATTCTCCGCATCTTCTTTTCCTTGGCTTCTAGTTCCTGCTGCTTCCTAATGCGCTTGAACTTCTCAGCAAGATCTAAGGCGCTACCAGCTGTCTGGTACTTCCAATGTGGGTTCCACACTGATGGGGTTGTGTCCTTGTCCTTGCGCTTAACCAATGTCGGCTCACTTGCTAACGATAGTTTGGGTTGTTGCATCCTTATTCCTCCTTTTTAAACATCCATGACAAAGCCATCTCCTGTTTTTCTTGTTGTTAAATACATGCCAGTCACCACCGGTTATCGGATTGTGTTGCTGGCAATTGGTACAAAATCTGGTGGTCGCATCAATACTTACTTCATCTGCCAAATCGCTACTCCCTTCCCGCCATGCGCTGATGCCTGAATGCGTTTAATGATTACCTGGTGCTTTTCCATCTTCTTTAAAATGCTGTAAGCAGATGAATAGTCAGCCTGCCAACCCTGCAGCTGGAGCTCGTCAAACAGCTGGCCGGTACTAAGCTCACCAAAATCAGTGAGTATTTCAATGATGGCTTCCCTAATGTCGGTGCCTGCAGTGCGTTTAGCCCGGTACTGGCCAATCCCCATTTTGACTATCTGTCGCCCTTCCGCATCAGGCAAAATATACTTCTCGCCCATCAGCTGACGCAGCAGCCAGTCAGTCACTTCAACGCATCCCTCATGAGCGGCAGGAAATCGTGCAGCTTCAAAACTACCCGCCAAGGCTGGCCATTGCGCCTGTATGCCACCACTCCCACTTCGCCTGGCTGTGTGCAGGCTTCTACTTGCTCGCTCCATTTATCCACCTCGATTCGTTCGCGTCGTTTAACTTCAATCCTGAACTGCGCAATGGTGATGTCATCCTCACCGTCACGCGCTTGACCCAGGTTGCGCTTAACCACAAAACCCAGCTGATCCTGTAGCAAGGCAGCAAGCTCGCGCTCACCAACTGCACCCTTTTTTCGAGCTCCTCGGCCATTCATGCAGCACCACTAAGCAATTGCTTTAGCCTGGCATTGGTGCTGGCATAGCGCCTGCCGTAAGCCTCAACAATAAGCTCCTCAATCAGCGAAACCCTGGTGCGTCTTTGCTCTTTGCTAGCCAGGTCTAACAGCTCGCGGATCTCAGGACGCATCTTCATCATAAATGTCTGTTGCTTATTTTGCATTTACACCTCTCTGTGAATATTGCTCAACGATATATTCAAACATCATAGCTAGTCAACTAATAAAAGTGCTTGACGTATTGATCGCAGCAATATAATCTCTGTCTCACGGTCAATAAAGATCGCCACGCCACCGAGAAACAGGAGCGCAAAATGTCTAAATATGTAGCCTACTTCCGTGTATCAACAGATCGTCAGGGCGCATCAGGCCTTGGCTTAGAAGCCCAGCAAGCAGCCGTTATTCAGTACGCCGACGGCATCATCCACTCATTTACTGAGATCGAATCAGGCAAGCACGATGACCGGCCACAGTTGGCCGCCGCCATCGCTATGTGCAAAGCCACAGGTGCAGCTCTTCTGATCGCCAAGATTGACCGCTTGTCACGCCAGGCTGCTTTCCTGCTGACACTGCGCGACTCTGGTGTTCAAATCGTTGCAGCTGACATGCCTCACGCCGGCACCCTTGAGTTCGGTATCCGTGCAGTAGTTGCACAGCACGAGCGCGAAGAGATTAGCCGTCGCACCAAGGCAGCACTGCAGGCAGCTAAAGCTCGCGGCATAAAATTAGGCAGCCCAAACCCATCAGCAGGCTCTGCTGCCGGCATCGCCAGCATCCAGGCAAGTGCAGATCAGTTTGCACAGCGCGTCAAGCCCATCATCGACGACATCATTGCCAAGACTGGCTCAACCAGCCTGCGCTCAATCGCAGCTGCACTGACAGCTCGCGGTGTGCAGACATCACGCGGTGGCCGCACCTGGGGTGCCAGCCAAGTAGCTAACTTAATCTCAAGGAGTGCAGCATGAATGACGACTTTTTTACAGGCTTCATGGTGGCAATGGCCATCATGGTTATTCTTTTGGTTTGGGCGGGGATCATATGATTAACGGCCAGGTATTGCGTGATGCCCAACTTGCACTGTTTGAGCGCCGTGATGCAGATTTCTTGAGCCGGTGCAGGCAGATAGCTACCGACATCGCAAAGAGGGATGGCCAGGTATCAATCAATGATGTTCGAGCTGCAATCCAAATACCGGCAGAGCTGCACCCATCTGTACTCGGAGCTGTTTTTAGATGTAAAAAATTCACAGCAATTGGCTTTACTGAAGCCACACACAAGGCCGCTCACGCTCGCGTGGTGCGGATCTACAAACTAAAGGAGACTTAAATGTCAGGCAAAAAAACACCATCGACCATGATGTCAGCCAGCCGACTGCCATCGCTGCTAGGCTTATCTAAGTACATGACACCCAATGACGAGCTGCATATGTCAATCTCTGCACTGAAGGGCGAGCTCAATAACTTTGAGCAGAATGAAGCGATGGCTTGGGGTGATCGACTTGAAGAGATTATCTTGTTAGAAACCGGCAAGCGCCTGCAGCTGACGGAGCTACAAACTGAATTCAGCAGCGCCTTCTATCACGCCACATTACCACTGGCTTGCAGCCTGGATGGTTATGCTGATGGCCGCGGCCAAGTAATTAAAAATGATCATGATGCCGGCATTTTTGTCATTGGCGCAGATCAAATAGTGCTCGATGGTTTTGGAGTGCTCGAGGCAAAGCTAACATCTGTCCAGGCCGAGGAGATCCCAGCTCTGTACCGTGGGCCAGTTCAATTGCAAGCGCAAATGGACATCATGCAGGCTAAGTGGGGCGCAGTGTCTGTGCTTTATCGCGGCACTGAGCTGCGTATATTTTTGTTTGAGCCACACCAGCAAACCTTGGCCACAATTAAACAGGCAGTGCTTGATTTCCAAGACAAGCTGGAAAAGTACAAAGCCACCGGAGCTGTTGACTTCTACCCACCGGCAACCAGCGATGATGCAGACCGGATGTATCCAAGTGCAGCTGGTGAATCAATTGTCTTAGATGTTGAGGCTGAATTACTGGCAGATAAAATTGTTGATGCCAAAAGCAGGATTACTGCAGCTGAGAAAGACAGAGCCGATGCTGAAAAAGATCTTAAGACAATGTTAAAGACAGCGCCAAAGGGAATCGCAGGCAAGTACGAGATTAGCTGGCCAATGCGTAACTACGCAGCACAAGCACAGAAAATTGTAAAAGCCAAAGATGCCTACAGCATCAGACAATCAACCCTTGCAATAAAGGAGTTTAAAAAATGATTGATTTAAACGAGCTTGAAACAGCGCACGATAGGGCAGTCAACAGTCTGCTAGGCAACGTGCCGAAGTTACACAGAGAAGAGGCCTGCGAAATAGTTGAGTCCATTGTTACCTTGGTGCTCATAACAATTAAAGATGAACTGGAGAAAAACAATGCAGCTCACTACAACTAAAGGCTTTGCCCCAGCCACTATGGGTGAAGCAATTGAGTTTTCAAGAATGCTTTCCGAATCCAGCATGGTGCCAAAGGCTTACCAGGGCAAGCCACAAGACATCATGGTATGTGTTCAATGGGGTTATGAGCTGGGTCTGGCACCTATGCAGGCACTGCAGAACATTGCTGTAATCAATGGCAAGCCTAGCGTCTACGGTGATGCTATGGCTGCCCTGGTACAAGCTAGTCCAGTGTGCGAAGGGATCGAAGAGCGCATCGACAATGAAGGTACGGTCAACCCTGTTGCAGTTTGCATAGCACACCGGAAAGGACGCAAGCCTGTCACTGCTACCTTTAGCGTTGAGGATGCAAAGCGAGCTGGGTTATGGGGCAAGCAAGGCCCTTGGCAGGCTTACCCTAAACGGATGTTGCAGATGCGTGCGCGTGGCTTTGCCTTGCGTGATGCTTTTCCTGATGTGCTGAAAGGCTTGATCAGCGCAGAAGAAGCCCAAGATTATCCAGAGGATACTGCACCACGGCCAATTAAAGATGTAACGCCGGTGCCTGCAAACCCATTGGATATGATTGCACCACCTGCAGCAACAACGCCACCACCAGCACCAGAAGTTCCAGAGGATCTTGAACCCATCCTGGTAGATGAGTATGTACCTGACTTGGATGATGCGCCAGAAGAGCCACCAGAGCTGGCCACAGCGCCTGTCGACGGCATCCCATTGCTTACGCCTGGCAAGGATGATGAGCCGCCAAAAGTACACGCCACTCACCAAGACCTTAATGCATGGGCTGACCAGTTTATTGAGCTCATGGATAAGACAGCCAGAGCAGGTAAGGTACCACCACGCCAGCGCATGTCAGTGCTCAAAAAATTTAGAGATCTTAACGAATCAATTATCCAGAAGGTTGACCTGGGTAAGAAGTCTGAAATCGTTAGCATGTATGGCAGACGCATACGAGCTCTCGGAGCACAGCTAAAGGATGCTACTGACGCAGAGACTGGTACTGAGTAACACATTGATTCAATGCGATGCGGAGCTCTTCTGCCTGCTTACCTATGGCAATAAGAGCTTCTGCATCTTCTCTAGCAAGTTCTCTTGCAGTACAGATGCAGGCGGGGCAGGCAGAGCCGGCGGCACCGGACACGGAACCTGCCTGGGTGGCGCGGTCGGGGCGCTTGCGCAAGCTGTCAGCAATACTGGCAACACGAGCACCAAGCTCTTGATTCTTTGCATTGGCTTCCTCTCTTAATTGATCAGCATTAGATTGCAGCAGCTGTTCTTTCTCACGCGCAGCTGTGATTGCCTTGGCATGTTCTTCTGCCAGTTTGATTCTCTCTTTATCCCAGGCTGACTGCACTTCAGCGCGACCATGCGATGCGCCCTTAACATAGCCAGCACCACCAGCAATGGCCACAGCAAGCACAGCACCAACAATAAAGTAAGGATTCATTTTGGTGGTACTTTGGTGCTGCCCTCTAGCTTCTTATGCACCTTTACTGTTTTGCAAACCTGCTTGCCTTTCTCGTCATGGCAAACTTTTTTTAGTTCCCCACCTGCATAGCTATTGGCACTAAATGCAGCTAATAGTACAAGTATACTGGCATTAAATCGCATGTTAGATCTCCGGTTGTGCTGCTGGTGGTGGGGCAGGCTTACCATTAAAGCCTGTGATTATTGGTGCAGCTGTTGATACCGGCTCAAGCGTGGGCTCAGTGCGTTGAGCTGGTGCCTTGGGTGGTGGGTCAGTCCAGTCACTGGCTTTAGATACACCAGGTGGTGGGTCGATCAGCTTGGCCACACCATCTTTGCCCTTGATGGCCAAGAGTGTAGCCAACGCACCCAAAATATATTTACTCATATCCGACAGCAGCATAAAGAACTGCTTGTCAGCTGGCGCAATGCCGGTCATCGGTTGCTGGACAAACACCACCGAATACATAGCCAGGCTGCTCATCATCAATAGCACCAAGCAAAATGTGGCTCCAATAATTAACTTGATGTATGAGTCAATCAAATCTGAATTCAATTTTATTTTTGTTCCTCTGGCTTGAAGTCTGCAGCCGGCACCAATTGATCGGGGCAAGTACCAGTCACAGCGCAGGTTGGCCGCTGGCATTCAGGTTTGTTCCAGTTCTTATTGTCCTGGCATGGATACCTAAACGTATCTTCGCAGGATGCAATGGTCATAACCGCAATCGCTATAAAGAAAAATGATTTCATCAATGCCCACCTTGCATCACAGCCAGCGCATGTTTGTAATGTTTGATGCGGTCGTTAAGCCCTATGGTTCCCCCATTTATTCGCTTCGTCATACCGAGGATGTCATCAATATCCGCGAATTTATTTAAGCCCCGACTCTCCCAGTACCAGCAAGCACTCTGAGTTGCCCCCTCGAATGTCTCCAGGTATTCTGGCACCTCATCAATCTTTAATGGCCGGCCATCAACTTCAATGCTGTCTGCAAATTCTTGATAGTTTGCACGACCAGTTAACTGGATAAGACCTCGGCCAATCCAACGAGCAGCATCGCCACTAGCTTCATCACCATTACCCATACGACCACTATAAATACGATTTGCAATGGCAGCTTGTTTATTAGGCTTGGCACAATACGCTTGAGCAATTTCATCTGTTTCAAAATACTTAGCAAAAAGTTTTCTTAGGGTTGCTGGCTTGTAGTTTAGGTTTTCTTTTAATGTAGTGAAGTTGCCAGACTCATGCGCACACTGAGCAATGAATGATGCAATGCGCTTGTTGGTGTTGATCTCGTATTCAGGTAGCAGCTGCTCCAATGCATGGTGCCAATGCTCAACATACTTATTACCTGGCAGGAGCTGCTTCAGCTGGTTCAGTGTTAGCATTTTTTTCCTCTAGTTCACGCATCATTAACTTGCGTATCCTACGCATTCTATCTACCTCAACTATGGCTGCATTGGTTGCATTGTTTGCGTCCATGATTGCCAGCCCAACCAGCGGCAAGGCTATAGCAAGCGTTAAGACCATTGCAAGTAAGCATATCAATAAAACCCAAGGGATGCTGTCTTGCTCGTCTTTATCAGGATCAGGACGCTGATTAGCCACAACGTCACGAACAGAACCGCGCCAAACCATATAACATTTTCCCGGAACCTTCTAATCATATGTCTACGTTTACGTGCTGCAATCTGTAGAAGTTTTAACTCTGTGATTCTTGCTGCTTCTTGCTGCTTGTTAATGCGCTCAACTGTCTTTTCATATTTACCCCAAAGCGATCCCAATTCTTGGGGTGCTCTATAAACCATCATCTCACGCAACTCTGCCATCATTGAATCCAGCCTAGCCTCTATGATGATCTTGCGTAATGCTCTGCGACCTAATGACTCCTGACCTTTGTAGACAGTAGTGTTTGCTAGTTCCTCTGCCAGTAATGCTTTTGCCAACTGATCCTGTGCATCTAATAAAGCACCAAGCTGATTACCAATATCAGTGAACACATCATTAGGATCGGCCTTTGCAATCTCCTGAACCCTTGCTACTTCCTCGTTGTACTGAATCTTCTGTGCTGGAGTAGGATTCGGTATCTTATTGAACTGAACCTTTAAATCATCTAGCACTTCCTTTACATCCCCAGCCGCATTCTTAATGTCTTTGTAAAGCTGACAGCCTTTCTTAACTGCAGCTACAGCAGCATTAGCTAACGCAAGTAAAGTGAGAGGATCAATTTCTTACCCCTTCAATACAAGCGATAGAAGCAGCATAATGATTGCACCAGCACTACCGATAAGGATAGTCTCTATTTTTTTAAGACGCGCCCAGATACCGTTGTATCTTTCAGCGCATACTTCTTCGTGAGTATTCAATCTAGCTTCCAAATCGTCCACCTCTATCCCCTATCACAAAGCGCCAATGTCAGTAGATGACAATGAGTTTAAGTCTGCACTGGTTAAAGCAGTTAAGTCACCAGATGTAATTGAATTTACCTGCATTGATTCCAGCGTATCAATCTGAGTTATCTCCTGCACCGTGTACTCAACCCATTGCTCTTGCGATTGACTCCACGACCAATAGCCATCTGGCTTAGGATCACGAATAACCCAACCCGGTGGATACCACCACACTACCTCTTTGCCAGCAGGACATTCAGGAGCATCAGCCACTTCAATCCAGCCATCTGTGCCGTCAGTTTCAGGCTTAGGTATAGAACCGTTTTTAGAGTAGAGCATAAGTCACCTATTGGAGAGGGAAGGCTGCGGCTGGTGGAGTGAAGTTAGCTGTGTAGCGAGCGTAACGACTAATTCTTAAATCGTCCATATAGCCCCTAAAAGAGTCACCGCTAAAATAAGCAGATCCTATAAATGGATATGGAGAACCGGGGTTCATGTAATTTACATTATCCGTTCCAGATTGCTGCAAAACACCATCCTTAAATGATCGTAAAGTTGACCCACTACGGCAAATAGCTACATGAGTCCATGTGTTTGCTGATACAGCACCGGTATTTACAATGTAATTACCCAACGATGGTACAAACCATGCAATTTTCCCACCATCCCATAAATAAAATAAAAAGCTATCCCCTGTACTTGCCCCCGGTCTTGCATCAATAATTGTGTCACTTGTACCAGCAGATATGCTAGTGCAATATACCCAAAGTTCAATAGTAAAATCACTTTTTCCAAATGCTACAGAATTAGAAAGATTTGCATTGCCTCTTAAATAATCACCAGTTCCATCAAAGTACATCGACGTAGTACCCCACTTCGCCTGTGTCGTGCTTACCTGTGCATTGCCTACAGTCTCTAATACATTCTTAGCAGTAGAGTCGAAGATGCCGGAGTTGGTATAGTTGAGTAATAATGTTGTGTTGGTGATTGCAGTAGGTGGCGCAGTAGGTGGCGTAAACGTAGTTGTATAAAGAGCCGTACCAACTAAAAGTCTAGTGCCTGATAAATAACCAGTGTAAAACTCTGAAGGGTCACTAGATGATGCAACATAATAATTAGTTATTGCGTTATCAATTGAGAATGTACTAAGGGTTGTATTTGTTGTTCCTACTTGCGTTCCGTTTTGGAAAATACGAAGGTTTGCGCCACTTCTGGTTACAGCAAGATGTGTCCACGTATTGATAGGGAAAGTACCAGAACCCACTTGGTAATCTAAAACTGTTCCACCGTTATATCGACAGAAAAAACGTATTGGCTGTGAATCATTAAACATTATCATCCATGACCCAACACCATCTGCGTTTCTGATAGAACCAATAACAAAATCACGCGCAGTAGTGGTTGCGTAAACCCACATTTCTATTGTGAAGTCGTTTGCACCAAGATTTAGCGATGTGCTGCTTAACGATAAATAATCACTTGTCCCATCAAAATACCCACTACCACCTACTACGCTAGTGCTGTATGCAGCAGTAGGAGCAAATGGACTGAAGGCTTGGACGGATGGAGTGCCGTTAATTGTGAGTGAAAATGCGTTAGTGCTGTTGTCTAAGAAGCGATTACTTTGACAAGTTAATATTGCAGTACCAGTAATTGCACTAAGATTAGTCGTTGGAACAGTAATTGTACTATTTGTGTAACCATAAACATCGGTAGTATTAAATCTTAAATTGCTCATGTATCCTGAGAATTTAGTATTTGAACCATCCCAACCAATACCGTATGTGCTTGTTGCAGAAAAGTTGGTTGAATAAGTACCAGTAGCTATTCTTGTTCCGTTTAAAAATAATGCTGTTTGATTAGTTCCTGTACCTCCACGGCAAGCAACAACATGATTCCATTGATTTACTGTTGGTAATGTTGAACTAGTTAAACCCCATGCAATACCAGCTTGTACGATTCCCCATAATCCAGTTGACTGGAATCCAATACCAATTCCGTTACTACCACCACCACCATAAGCAACAAAAAATAATGTATTTGCTGTTATAGCAGTTGGAAATATCCAAGCTTCAAAAGTAAAATTTCCAGTTCCAACATTAAAAGCGGAAGTTGATGGCGTTTGTAAATTACTACTTCCATCAAAAAAGTTACTCCACCCCGTCTGGCTAAACGGCGTAAATGTTCCCTGAGTCGTATTACCATTTCTAGTAATAGTGAAGTTGTTAGTGCTGGAGTCTAAGAACGTATTGTTCTGCGCTCCGTTAGTGCTGCTAGTGTTGAGCAGTAACGTCGTGTTATTGAAATAAGCATCTATTGCAGCCGCAATGGTAGTCTTTGCAGCCACCAGCATATTCATAATGCCACTCATGACACGTTTCCTGTAATAGCACAAACCGTTCCGCTAATGAACAACACCGTAGCAATACCGCGAGTAGCTAGAGTTACCGTAGCTTTATCAGCATCAGTACCAGCAATATAAGCTGTAGTAATTGTGCAGGTAATCGTAATGTTGCCACTTGTATTGTTGAAGATAGAGATAGCGTCACCTTCAGCAAATGTCGCATCAGGTATCGTTATAGAGCCACTTGTACCTACTTGTACATACTTACCTACATCACCTACAGCTAACGTGTAAGAGCTTGTCTTAGTGCCTACAGGCGGTAAATCACGGTAGCCAATAGGGTTAGTGCCATCCACCGTACAGTTAGTTAGTGTGCCTGAACTTGGAGTACCTAACGCACCACTCGGTGCAACATAGTCTGTACCTGCAGTGGCATTTGCTAACGCGCCACCTGAGTTAGCTTTTAGAATCGCTGTACCAGAGGGTGGTGCTAAGTAATCTGTTCCAGCAGTTGCATTTGCTAAAGCACCGCCGCTATTAGCCTTCAACAATGCAGTCCCACTAGGAGGCGCTAGGTAATCTGTGCCAGCAACAGCAGCCGCAGCGACACCCCCAGATGCTTTGACAACACCCGTAATCGAAGCGCGTTTTATTAGCGCTCCAGAAGTACTATCAAACAGAACAAGTTCGCCATCAACAGATGCGCCCGGGCCTTCAACCTTAGCCGTGTTCAGGTTGGTGAAGTTAGTATCAACTTCATTGTTAGTAAGCGGTGAGCCTTTACCGGCCCGAGTAACGATAGTTGTCATGACTTACCTCTTATGATGCAGACAGAGTAACAGTCCAAGTGATCACCATTGTATCGTCAGCAGCCTTATTGACTACTGCAAATACAGTGCGGCAGAGCATATCACCACTGGACGATGCGTTAAAGATACCAGCCTCAGTAATAGCCCCCGTACCTTCACCAGAACCAAACGTACATACGTACTGAACTTTTTCATTATTCGAGCCGGTAATAGTTGTGCTATCTAATGCTTTACGACTACCTAGTTGACTACCTAAAGCAGTGTCCCCAGCAGCAGCAGCCGTGCTCCCAGAACCAACAGCCATGTGGCTCATAACACCTTTAGATGTGCCGACCATACGGCTGATAATAAACGCCAAACCGACGTTTACAACCAAGTTCTCAACAGTCTCAGCGTGTTTGACTAGGCCGTTCTTATCGAACAATACAATGTCCAACTGACCATCTAACCATAAATTTTCATTCATAATACTCATGATAATTCCTTTATGTAAAAGATCGAGATATACCTACATAATCCTCGAGAAAATATGTGGACTCCGCATAATCTTGGATAAAGAGTACACCCGAAGAACTTACCGAAGAACCCTCAGCCACTAAGCGTCTACCGTATGACCAGCTACGCCCTGTACCAACGTAATCCTCCAAGAAATAAGTCATATCGACTGTATAATCTTGGATACTTAATGACCCGGCACTCGTCGTGTTACATATATCTATTAATACTCTAGCTAAATTTTTTGCCGCTGTATCAGTTATATATGTGGGTTCAGTTAGTACTTTAAAATACTGCGTAATCTGATCATCCCCAGCGGCTGCGCCATTAACATCATCGGTTGCATAGATATTTTCGGCAATACTTTTTGCTGGTAGTGTTTTAGCTACTACTTCAGTTACGGTCGGTATTTCGTTTAGAACCTTTGTTACTTGTTTATTAAACCCACCGACTAGCGTATAGGTCTGATTCTCGGGCGCACCTACAACATAGTCCTGTAGGAAATAAGGGGGATCGCCGCCTTCAAACAATGCTACCCCGGTGCTAATATTCTTTCGCGGTAGGCGAATACTTGTTTCACCTATTGTAATTGTTTCATTACGAACTTTTGTTGGACGCTTTGAAAATAAATCCGTAGCGGCTGCAGTATCTGACCGTACAATTGCAGCGATAAACTCCCCAACAGCTACGACCATACGCTTTGCCAGCGCAGTAGTTCGCAGCTTAATGTAGGGGACGTTTATCTTCAGTTTCATGTGAAGTCATCTCGCACAGTAAATTGCAACAGATCAAACTGTGTTTCGCGCAAGCCACTACTTAGTAGTACCTCGACCTCACCTTCATAATCTCCAGCAGCTAAATCTAAGTCGCCTACCTGCCACGCTATAATTACAATACCTGCACTAGCCGGTGCTTGGATAATCGCCTGTCGTGTAACTAAAACAGTCGTTGTATTAATCGCTCTCATATATAACGTAACAGTGCCACCTGACAAATCTACCGGATCACCAGTTTGGGAATCAGTAAACGTTAGCCGTAATTGTGGGCCAGTATCGTCTTTTACTAAGCGAATGGTCGCCATGATTAAACTCCAAACGGCTGCATCTGCACCGCAAAAGTGCCTCGTGCATTTCCAAGATTAGCCCGGGCACGACGCTCAACTAATTGAGTAAGATACTGTTTAGCATGATACGTCGCCAACTCTTTATCTGACCAGTTTGTTTTAGGTAGCGCTAGTAGATGTTGTAGCGCACCGTGCATCATGACATCTTCCAGATCATTAAAAATTACTTCGTCCATTCCAGATGCTGTTCGTGTAGGTTTTAATGCCACAAACATCCGTACATTGTATGTGCGCTCTGCATCTGGTAATGGGAGCACCGCAAACGCATCAGGAGAGACTTCAGTTATTGACCGTGGCTGACTACCATACAACGCGATATCACCTGTCGCAGTGTACTTATCTGCCCACGCAGGGTATAGCTCAAGTGCACGATCTAACGTTAGAACTTCCAATGGGTTGTTATTTAACGACACTGAAAACACAGCATGTACTTGTGAATCAAACGGTTGTCGATAACTGTAGATGTAGGTACCCGCAGTTAAATCAAATCTAGGTACTTGATACCGCCATGCAAGAGTGCGCTCACATGTTTTTACAGCAGCATCGCGTATATACTGCACAATCGTCTGTCGAGGACAGCCCGGAACGACAGGTTGTAATCGTACAGCGAGTGAAGAAAAGTCACGGGTAGCCATCAGATCACCTGATTCGGGTCAAGCCCGCCTGCTTCTGTGTCAGTCACAGATCGTGACTGCAGACCGACACCTAACAACTGAGTGAATGAATCCTGATACAACTTAGCGCGACCAGAATTAACATGTTCGTTATCTACTGACTCTGCCATAAATACAACACCATCAACTAGTACTGGGAAATACACGTTCGGTAAAGAGATTGTGTCGTTCAATGTATACGTCGTAGGAGACGCTACATATTCACCAACTAGTATGACGCTCGATATAGGTCTAGGAACTAAAAAGAACTGCGTAGGATTACGCACATGACGCATGTAATTAACTGGTACTCCGGGAGACTCTGTACGCCATTCGGGGTACGTTTGATCTAACATCTCTCGGGATACTTCTGTAATTGCGTCACCATTTTTTACTTGGAATATTTCTATCAAACGCATAGCACCTGCGGGGCAACTCTGAACTACTGAGTTTGCAGTAACACTAATATCACCAATGACTGTGAATAAATCAGGACGAAGAATAGCGATACGCTTTATCGTGGTATTAACAAACCCCAATAAAGTATTATCGCTATAACGAAAGGTTACACGCGTATCTTGTACAACCTGTCGTACTTCAGTAATGACTTCGTTCGGTGTCATTCAGGTAGTCCCCTAGATGCATCAGCCGCTAACTCAGGCGGAGTATAGACTGGTGGCTCAGGAATGTCAGCAGTTGTTAGATCAAGTGCAGCTTTTCGTCGTGTACGCGCTACCTTAACTTCTTCTACAGCGTTCGGGTTAACAAATCGTTCTGGGTATGCAACCTCCTCAGATACGACTTCGCACTCAGGATTACGCGCAAGAATATCGTTGTAATCGTAAATAAAACCGTCTTTTCTTACACGGATGTACATTTTGCTCATTGTTATTTTCCTAGTTTCTTTAGTGTTTGCGCTAGCCGCGCACGTTGTCCAGTTTTACCCGGCATCTTTGTAGCCTTAGCTAACTTTTCCGTCGGGATTGTTTGACCTTTCTTTACACCTAACGTTTTACGTAAAGCTCCGGGCTTTTTAATTGCACCTTGAATCCAGTTCGCTGAAACTGCCATGGTTATTTACTCCTTCGTTTCCCTGATGGGGTTACAGGCCATGACTGCCTTGTTGGCCCAGTTTTCTTTGTAGAAATAGTCTTTTTATCTGCAGCAGTTAACTTCTTTGCGGCTTCTTGCGGGCGGCAAGCAGGGTATCCGCGCTTAGATTTCTCCGCGCCAGAACGTCCACACTCTTGTCCGGTTTTAACATCAACCCATTTTTCACCGAACCATTTGCCTAAGCCGCCTTTAGCCATTTTTCTTTACTCGGTTGTCAGCACCAGACCAAGTACCTCCGCGTTTTTTATACTCTTTAGCAGCCCAAGCATTTGCATACGCAGACGGGTAGACATCAAACTTTCGTTTGGCTTCTGCTTTTACACGGCTCCAAAGCGCTGCGTTGTTTGGTTTAGATGTAGCCATGTCAGCACTCCTGAACTGATTTAAGGTACGTATCCCACTTTGGAGAATCTGAGGACGCGTACAGATACTGAGCAGCAAACTCAAGTAACTGCGGGTCATCCCTAAAATGCCCAAGCCCTCGGTTACAGTGGTTACATAACATTCCGCGTACCTGCCCAGTTACATGGTCATGATCAACTACAAGTGGCTCATTGCTCCCACATATAACGCATTCTTTCACAGACGCCTTTATATCCAGTAGCACTGCGTCACTGATTACGTTACGAAACCTACCACGGTTTATACCGTTTCTGTAAGTAGCTCGACAAACTCGGCACCAACTATCCAACCCATTACGCTTCCTATTATGGGGCGGAAAGAACTCAGTAGTTCCGGGTTTCTCGTTATTACAACGAGTACAGGTCAGCAGTTCCATGCTTTGAGCGCCAACGCCTTACGGGTCGGGCGTCCTTTTTCGTCTTTCATAGGTCCCGGCATCCCGGACATCCGGGCGCAAAACGAATTACGCCGTCCCTTATCTTCTTTGGTTTTCGGATTCGGCGCCGGAGGTTTTAGATTACCGCCAGTCGCCTTGTTATAAGACGCACGACCCTTTGCATTCAAACCACCTTTAGGGTCTTTGCCTTCTTTGCGTTGCCATGCTGGGGTCTTAGCCATAACTACTCCTATGCGTTGACTGCTTTGATTACAGCAAAGTTCAACACAAGCGCCTCTGATAAGCTGCCGCTACTATGGTTGAACAGCGATATACGGCATGAGCCGGAGTTAATAAGTTCGACTTGCGTTGCGTAGGCACCGGCGGTTCCGCCAGACGCAATATTCACAATGAGTACATCAGTAGTATCGATATAGCTGTTTGTCAGTACAAACGACACAGAAGTATCCTGCGACAGTGCGGCATTGTGCATCGTAATCTGACCGCATAACTTGTTCAGCGTAACGCCTGTAGACTTACTAGTGTCTTGTGTGACTGTACCGCCAGTGCTGGCACCGCCATAGCCCATTGGCTTGGTCATGATGATCTCACCAGTGCCGTTTGGAGAGATAGTGATATTTCCGTTAGTATCAGTACTGCTTAGTGTATTACTAGTCAGGCGTAAGTTGCCACCATTGGTAGTCGTCGTACCAGTAACAGTAGTAGCAGATATTAATGTAATACCAGTAAACGATCCCCCAGCAAATGACACTGCGCCAGTGATTGCGCCGCCAGTAATATTGGCCTTGTCGATATTAACCGTGCCGGTGCCATTTGGGGCGAGGACAATATTACCGTTAACGTCTGTTGACGATATGGTGTTCCCACTAATCGCAAGGTTGTCGGTTACAACTTCCCCAGTACCATTGGGTGCAAGGACAATATTCCCGTTTGTATCAGTCGATGAAATAGTATTCCCATCGATTTTAATATTGTCCACCGACACAGACAGAGTACCCACTTTTAATGCTGTAGCAACGCCAGTGCCGCTATAAACGACTTTCTCAGCAGCCTCAGGGCCATCGTTTACATGTAGCAGTTGGTCGTATGTGGTGGCAATTGTGCTACCTGTCAGATTAGTTGGCATTATCTATCCCTATCAACCACGTAGAATCAGAGTAATATCAACCGCGTTAGCCGAGCCACTAGTAAGGCTTGGTTTAAAGTATGCAGCCGAAGAAGAAAGTTCAAAGATAGCGCCTGATGTAGCGCTTACTGTTGTACCACTTGTATCTTTTAGATCATAGAACGTCGTATTGTCGTTTGATACTTGTAATTTAACTGTAGCCCCGCCGAACGTGCCACCGATCTGCACACTCGCGGGTGTTAGTTTACGCCCGGGTACTGGTAACGATGTAATAGTGTCGCCAGTAACTATATCCGCCCATGTAACCCGTGGGATACCATCGACAACAGAAGTTATAGGTGAAACAGTAGCCATAATAATCTCCGTGGAGGAGGGGCCGAAGCCCCGTCCCATTAGCCTGCAGCCATCACGACCCAGTTAGAGCCGTCGCTAATCAATGTCGCCCATTTACCAGCAGTAGCCGCAAGAATTGCAGTACCAGCAGTATTGGAGTCAATTGGTTTTACATTAGATGAAGCAGACACAACCGTGTAAGCGGCAATAGTTTTAATCCTTATCTCACGACCAGCCCAAGACGCAGCGGCAGGAAGTGTGACACTGATCGAAGCAGAGCCGTTGCAGACAAGATTATTCTCGTTCTGCGCTACGGTAAAAGCAGCCGTTTTAATAACCGGAGCCGTGGTAGAGAACGTAGTAGCAGCAATACGACCACCATTAATGGTCACATTATCTTGTGCTATACCAGTATAAAGACCCATATCAATCTCCTTAAACGGGGGGCGTACCCCCCGCCTGATTAGTTAGCGTCTGCAACAATCGCCCAGACATTGATCACAGCGTTAGCTGGAACCGCAGTATTGAGCAAAATGTCGATGGTATCTGCAGTCGCAACAACTGTAGGATTAGCTAGGTCAGCAGCCTTTAAACCGGTGCTATTAGTAGCAAGATCGTTACCGTAAGCGTTAGCAGCCGCAGGCGAACCGCCGGTGTAACCGACGTCTAGCGTAGCTGTAGTATTCGTAGTCTCAGCAGTGACCACGTTGATACCAGCAGACAGAACGATAGAGTTAGCAGGGAGACTAATAACTTGTAGTGTGTCGGTTGCAGCCAGTGCAGTAGCACCAGCAGCAAGACGAGCAGCAACAATCGCAGCAAAGTCGAGTTTAACCTCGAACTTTGATACAGAGTTAACATCTGCGGGAAACGCAGCAGTGCCCTTGTTAAAGCCAAGGGTATCAGTATAAGCAGCCATGATTAATTCCTCCTATCGATTAAGCGAACTGGATAACAGCTTGAGCCAGTGCTTCGCCCTTAGTAACTTTGTAGCCGTAGACTTGCAGACCACGGATGATGTTACCGAAGGTGGACTCAGAACGGATAGTTTCCATGTTCGTCATCTGTGAAGCAAATGTGAAGCCCATCTTGTGACCAGCAATGATGCTGTACTTACCGGACGACACGTTCAGGTTGTGGCTGACATAGATTGTAAAACGATCAATCATACCCAAGCGACCATTACGCAGAACCGACATGCTATCACCAGATAACGACGCATCTTTCAATTCTGATTTCTTGATCAGGTTAGCCATCTTAGCTGGAATCACAATGAAGCGATCCGACTCAGGGGCGTTAGCCTCATCCAGAACAGTACCCATATCAACGATCAGATCAACAACAGCAGTAGTTGTCGACGCACCGTCTTTAGTAACAGTCAAAGGTGCACCTGAAGTACCCAAGTTGAATGACGCAGATTGTTCACCTGCTGTAGCACCTTTATTGGTGGATACAATACCGGGCAGGATGTCAGTTAAAACGCGCTGATCAATCTTGATCTTCATACGCTCGGAAGCGTCTTTAGACCATGTATCCATTAAAGCGATATCTGATTGAACCTTGTCCACATCATCTTCTACGCAAGCGAAGTATTCGCCTTTGTCGATCAACAATTGGATTTTTGGTTTATCAGGATTTTCAACGGTCAGTGTTTGACCTTTGACATATTCGCGGATAGTGATTTCAGGTGTAGTGCGGATATTGACGGTATCGCCATATTGACGAATCTCGCCTTCGTAGTCGGTGTTCGAGATAGCTGCGAGCACGGTGGCGTCGTAAAAATTCTCGATCAGTTTACCCGACCAAATCTCAGGAATAAAATTACCACTATAGTTCGGTTTACCCGATACATTTGGATAAGACATGATAGAACTCCTCTAATCAAGCATTAGCGATTATGCGATTCTCCCGCTGTGCGCTGAAGATATCGCGTTCAATTCGGGCACGATCCTGCTCACGACCTTTGTACTTACCGGCTCGGACATCATTGAAAAATTTTTGAATGTCTTGCGGCGAGTACATTTTTCCGTTATTGGTACTTGAAGAAGGTGAGCCAGCGCCGCGTGAGCGACCCGGAGTGACCTGCTTCTCCAATTCGGAGGCTGCAGTATTCGTGTTACCGGCGGATTGACCAACGGCTTGTCCAGTAGTCTCAAGCCAAGTCCGAAAGAAATTCGACACACGCGGCGCATCCAGCGAACGCTGCGCATCCTCAAGATATGTTTGGCGAGTAATACCAGTCAGCGGATCAGCGTCTAACAGCCACGCTTGAAACGTATCGTTATCGTTGATATCGCGCCAATTAGGCACGGCTGTAACTAAATCAGACCAGAACTTCTGTTCCGTTGTCATCTGCTGACGATGTGCTACCGCTTGAACTTGTGGTACTACATTCGTCTGAAGTTGCTGCAACATTGACTCAATTCGTGCAAGTCGCTGAGCCATCGGTACTAATTCTTCCCGACTAACTTTGCGCATCACATCAATTGATTCGCCGTATTCCTCAACTTCCTTTTCGGATACTAATGGTTCAGTAACCGGTGCAGGAATAGAAGCTGCCTGCTGAGTAGATGACATCGATGCAATCAACTGCTCCATATTCTGAAGGCGCTGTTGCATGTCACGGTTCTGCTGATGTAGCCTTGGTACTTCTGCGTTGTACATCCCTTGAAGCGTCTTGTATTTTTGCAAGACGGTATCTTCCGGCACATTGTCGTCTCCAGTTCTTTGGTTATCATCTGGGGACGGAGTAGCACTATTCGACGCAGTAACATCGTCGGCTTGTGGTGGGGTAGTTGTAGACTCATTAGCTGCGACAGTGCCATCGGCTGAAGCAGTGCCCTCGCCTGTGTTGTTGTCGGTGCCATTAAGTTGCTTATACAACTCCTGTACAGCCTCGGTCTGCTTACGAATTTGCTCTGGAAGTGCCATGTTGAACGCTCCTATCGGTGTGCGTGATTAAACGGCGAGTTTTATAATGACTTTGCCGCTAACGCAGGGGCATCTTTGGCGAGCTTTGCAAGCTCACCCAATACTTGGCACCGCCCCTGAAACAGTGCTGTATTGTTTATTGCGATGGGTAATTGTCGAAGCTCATGCATCTCCCAGTCCTCAAGCCACTTCAACAACTCTGGGTGTTGACGGACGACTGCGGCAAGTGCTTTAACTATTTGTGGTTCGGGTCTGATCATGCTGCCCTCCCACTAACCCGACTCTGTACTGTGTTTGC